ATTATTGAATATCAGTCTAAGCCTATCATATTGGAATGATAATTCAACTTCAATATCTACTGGTTCCGTAATTGGTTCTAATGGTTTACAAGGCATATTCTAAGTTTTTAAAGATTGCTCCTGTGTTGTTTTTCTTTTCCATATCTATTTATTTATTATTTCCTTTTCTATTTCATTTAAGGCTTGCTTATACTGCTTTTTGATATCCTCATCGCTGGCATTAGGATTATACATTCTCTCTACTCCTATCTGATGCTTTTCGATAATATTCCTAACCATCCAGCTAATGCTTTTTTTAGCGTATAAGGCCTTGCATGTTTTCTCCAGTAACCTCTTCTCTGCTTTGGTTACCCTTACATTGATATTCTCTGTTAATCTCATTTTAATTGATTTATTATTTCATCATAATATACTCTGCACTCTTTTACTCTATCATAGATAGCCTTTACTATATCTTTATCATATCTTACATCAAAAGTCTTTATTCGTTTTTCCATAGGTATATGATCAAATACATGCTTAGCCTCTACCTCCGCCCTTAACTCATCGCTCTCATCAATTAAATGATGCTTCCAATGCGCTCTCCTTATCTCATCCTCTACAATATCATAAGGCGTATTTACTAAACAATAGGCCAGGATAGATTTCCGCTTACCTGTCAAAGCCATGTATCCCTGTAGCTGGTACATGTAGTCCTTATTAGGTATCTCCTCTGCAAAAAATGGGAATGTAGATGCATCGTATGAACTCTTTACATCAAGCAGACAGGTATCCGTGTTTACATCTGGAGTACCTGTAAGAAAATCATTTTCAAAGAATTCCGTATTCTTATACATAAATCCCATATCTAAAACATCCTGTGCAAGATCAATAGATTCTCTTTCTACCTCGTTTCCTTTATCCGTGTATCTGCTGGAGAACTCTTTGCGTATTCCATACACCTCTTCTAATGCTAACTCCTCAAGATAGCTTTTGCAAGTCTTACTCAATACTTCGGACTTGCTTCGGCTATTAGTCATTATTTTGCCAATAGCACTACATCTAATCTTTAACATATTAATATCTTAAACTTACTTTATTCCTATTCCTATAATTATATACCTCCTCAATATGCATTATATATTGATCTACGCTCGTGCAATCATGCAAAAGATTAGGTTGATTTTCTAATTTAGATTTAAAATAATCAAAATCAAAATTCTCTCTTCCTAATAAACGTATCATTGCATAAACAAAAGAGCGTCTTTTCCATCCTGGATAAAATTCTTTTATCATTAAAATCTTATCTGCATATTCACAAGCCTTTCGATATTGTGTTACTTTAAATGTTCCTAATGAAAACTCCTTACCTATTCCTTTAACATGTTTACCAGCTAAAAGTAATTGGCATTCATTATGCCCTAAACCATATTTGTTTTTGAAATCTCTATAAGCTAAATAATGTTTATTTCCAAGATCACAATATCCATTTAGATAATCATCTGCATTCCAATTTTTTGAATTCTGATTTAATATCTGGACTTCCTTTAATCCATACCCATCTAATACTATATATCTAATGGGTAATTGTAATTGTTTGCATGCCTCATATCTATGCTGACCATCTATTATTTCCATTTTTTCATTCACTATAATAACGGTAAATAAATAATCTGATTTCATGCTTTCTTTTAATCTTTTAACATGTAATCTATTTACATTCCTATTACCATCTAAACTCGTGAACAACGAATAATTTGTTGTTAATTGCACTTGGTTACTTTGCTTTGCCATTGGTGCCTCTTTCATTTTAAACATATATTTATTTTATATTGGTTACTAATTCTAAAGCTTTGCTTTGTAATGGACTTAATGCGAATTTTGATGTAATCTTATCCTTAGATATCTTACCCTCTTGCAATGCTTTTAATGCATCCTCAAAGCGCTTTGTAGATAGCTTCTCTTTTTTTACTTCGCTTTTATTATGCGTATTAGTAGCATCTGCGTCTTTTGTGTCGTCAATCAAAAATAAGCCGTTCAAAGCATATTTCCGAGCATAAGAACTACTGCTCCCGAACGACTGCGCTATATCCATTCCCTTACGCGTTGGATCAATACCAGCTTGAGCCTTTACTGCTTGCATCTTATTGCCATCTGTAATCATTGCAGTAGCTTCTACATACATATAACCAGCGGCCTCTTTAACCTCATCAGTAAGATTTAATACCAGGCCATTAAGCAATGGCTTTACTGCCTCCATAATATCCTCACATGATCTGTAACGGTAATTGCCAAATTTATTATACTGATTTTTTGGCGCTTTCAGTTCTTGCTGGATAATCGCCAGCCTCGATATAAGTGTTTCCTTCATAACATTAATTTTAATTGTTTTACAAATATAACTATAATTATCTATTTAATTAGTTTTTCTACGGTTAAATTATAGCAATCTCTTGAGGATATCCAATTATTTAGTATATCCAGCTCTCCCTTTTTAACAAAATAACATTCATTAAAATAATCCTTTTTGCTCTTCCATCCTAAAAACAATATTTTCTTTTGCTTAGGATTATATGAATAGAAGGCATACCAATCCACATTATAATCTTTCTGCCTGGCCTCAATGGCTACTTGGAATTTATCATTTATATTATAGATTGTTTGCTTAGTTTTTACATCAATGCGCTTATTCTTTAGTATAAAATCTGCATTATAATCAGTATCAGATATTCTTTTAGCTGATGGATATTTAATCTTAAAAGCTATCTCTGCTAAATTAGATGCTAACCATTTCTCTTTATCATTTCTTATGGTATATTGATTGCCTTTAAATTCGCTCCAAGTTTCGGCAAGCTTAAGCATTTCCTCCGTTACTAACATCTTTCTTTTTTTGCTTGTAGATTTCGATTATTTCGTTTAATTCCTCTCTTGTATATTTTCTGATCTTATGAGCCTCTTCATGTAATTTTATTAACTCATCTCCTCCTATTCGTTTTTCTATACCTATCTGATAATTCAAAAGATTACCATGCAAGTCCCTGTTGCACCTCACGCATTGGCCGTGTACATTTTTTTCATTGAATGTAGTATTCTTATGAGTACTTGAAAAGTAATGTCCAGCATCAAATTTATTAGCCAATGGCTTATCACAGGATACGCATAGCTTACCCTTATCTCTGGCCCTTATAAAAGCATTAAAATATCTCTGCGCTTTCTTGGTAAGACTTTGAACGGTCTCGAGCTCTTCCTTCATTTGTTTCTTTTCTTTTTTCCAGTTCTTTACTTTTGCCGTTTCTACCCATACCTTGACACATTCACTTTTAAAGCAATACTTCTGATTAAAGTGTTTAGCTTCAAACTTTTCTTTGCAGTTTTTACATCGTGGCATTTATAGTTCCGTCTTTAAGTCTTTTATTTCTTCTTTTAGCATTAATATTTCTTGCTTTAGATCAGCTATATGTATCTGTAATCTAAGATTTGCTTTGCACTCTAAAATATACTCATCTTCAAACTGCATAAAAACGGATTGAAATTGACTAACGTCTTCTAAACTTTCAAGCATAGAATCTATTAAATCTATTCTTTCTGGGTGTTTACTTTGTAGTTCTTCAATACTATTAGTAAATTTTATAATAGTTGTTTGTAGGTTTACTTTTGCTTTTAAAATATCTAAACTATTCATCTTAATTTTTTTAAAGGATTAACACCATATAACTCAAATCCTAAACCACTATTGAAATCACAAAAAATATAATCCTCCAATAAAGTTTGCTCTCCTCCTGTATCTCTATCCTTAATCTTATCTACTGAGATTAAAGTTACATATTTCATTGATTCGTGTTTTGTTAGCCTATGGATAGTTATGAAGTCATCGCATCTGTTTAAAAATGATTTGCCACCTTCTACATAAGCAGCCATTGGTGGCTTTAAATGTCCTTCCCACATATGACCTTTTGGGAATAAATTGCCTTGTCTGCCACTTTCACTTGTTGGGTGTGTGTTTATGTAGATAGTTTTGCCTGTTTCATTTACAAATTGTCTTGCCATATTTAAGAACTCGTAGTTGCCTTCATAACCGTATTGCCTACTTAATCCTGTAAATGGATCAATCAAACATACATCCGCATCAGTCTTGTTAAACTCCTCTAATAACTGCTCTGGAGTATATAACTTGGAATTATCTACAAAATCAAAATACTGCTCAAGGAATGCGTAATAATTATTTATCTGATTATCACTTAAATCCTTAAAAGGTATACCCGAATACATTTGTATTAAATCTCTCATTACCTGGCCATATTGATTTTCTCCAGCCCATAAGCAGAATTTAAGATCATGCTTTAATGCAAGTACTAAGAAATACCAAAAAACGAAATATGACTTTCCTACATTATCATGCCCTAATATGATGTTGAGTTGTTTAGGCTTAAATCTTACATGCTTATCTAAATGGCAATCTATTCCTAATCCTTGCTTTATCTTTCCATGCTTATAATCTAACAAGTATTTAGCATGTATTCCTTTACTTAACATATCCTAACTCAATAGCTTTTTTTAGTAACTTATCTTCATTCTCATTCTTTGGTAATTTCTTTAACCAATTCTTAGCAGTTAAATATAGAGATTTGTATTTGTTATTTGCTTTGTAATTTTCTATCTGATCCAAGATATCATCCGTGTTTACCTGGCCATATTCTTTACATAGCTTTCCATATTCATCATTAGTAATAGACAAATGAGCGAAGCTCTTATATATATCTTTAGATATATTATCACTTACACTTACACTTACAGTAGACGAAACTGAACGACCATTAACGACCGTTGAATTTCGTTGACGAACTTTAGCAGATTTCTTACCAGCTTCCACTCGTTGATTATATTGCTTTTCCCACTTCCTTAAATCTCTTTTTAATGTTTGTCTAATACTTGCAAAAACTGCATTTATTAACATATCCTTACTTACTGGATTCTCATCATTGACATAAGCAAAAATATGCTTTATTAACTCCCCAGCTTTTTCATTATCCAATGCATCAAAGGTATCCTTCCAATCTGCATAAGCTATAAATGATTTTTTGTTTTCCGCCATATTTTATAAATAAAAAAGTGCCGCGCTTTCAGAGGGTCGGATCTCCTACTCACGCTAGCACTTAAATAAATTTTGATTGTCCGACCAATTCCACAAATATATTAAATTAATTCTTTGTAAAGATTATTACTTGCTCTACTTTTTATAATATCCAAATCACGTATTGTTGTGGCCTTGAGAATATCATTTCTCAGATTATATTTTCTTTTCATTAATTTAATCTTTCCTGTATACTCAGCAATATCTAAATTTAACAAATGATCATTAACATGCCTTAAATTTTTGTATCTCTGTATTCCATGCATAACCGTAGAATGATTTAAATCAAACAATTCTCCTATCTCTTCATAAGTAGCTCCCGATTCTCTAAGAATATAAAAAAAATATATTCTCCTATGTATAAATCTAGGCTTTCTGCATTTCTTTTTAAGATCATGCTTTTCAATATAATATTTTACTCTTTCAATCAAGTCCTCCATATATCCAATTTATTATTAGTGCGTAAATATATTCTCTTATTTTCCTCATACCTTATCGATGCTAATTATTAATCCTTTCCATAAATCAAATAGCTTACGAGCTTCAGCCTTATCATATGCTTGTACATACTTTACTGCTTGCACTACAGGAGCATCAGTATTATTGCCTTTATACGTCTTGTATAGTATTCTATAGGTATTCATTTGTTCGTCTTTTTGTATTAAATAATTGCAGTACAATTCATCATTGAAATTATCCCACCAGGCTATCCTTTTATCCATTGTTCAATATTTCTTCTAATTCATTACATATATCTATATCATCATAGTAATTGATCCCACTACATTCTAAAGTATTATGCAGTACATAGTAGTAAATCACATCCTCCTCTGCATAGGTTATCTTGTCATTAAACTGATTAAAACTTACTGGATATTCTTGCGTAACTATTTGCGTTTCTATATCCACTTTGTAGGCAACATCATTAATGTAAAATAATACTACCTCATCATCTTGGCTCTCTATTTCTATCTCGTAACTCATACAAATAATTTTA